CGGTTCGCCAGCGCATCCCCGCCGGGCCTTTGGTCCGGCCGGGCGCTGCTGCATCGGACAGTGTTTCGTGCCCTGTCACGATGGCAAAGAAAAAGGCCAGCAAACTTGCGTTTGCTGGCCTTTATGATTGGTGCCCAAGAGAGGCGTCGGAAACCTAGAATCGGCGCGGGCTTCGGGCCGGTGTGCGGGATTTTTCCATCCCGCTCAACGGGCAGCGCGCTTGCGTTGGCTCTCCATCCACCGCTGCACGTCTGCTGAGTCCCAGCGACGCATCTTGCGGGACAAGGCGACAGCCGGTCGGGGAAAGTCGGCCCGGGTGACAACCTTCTCGCGCGCATGGCGGGTGGACACCTTGAGGGCTTTGGCAATGTCTTCTGTGGTCATGGGTTCGGTCATGGTCAGTCCTCGGTCACTTGTCATTCGTGGGCGCGGGTGCCTCTGCATCGCTCGGATCTTCCGGCGAAAAATCCCAGGGGCAGTTCGTTACCGGCATCGGCCCCTTGACCTTCTCGTTACGGGCGATGGCCACGCGCACGGCGAACCAGCCATGGCAGATCATGCCCTCGCGGTCATGCTGATGGCAGTTGAACGGCGTGCGCTCCACCACTGCCTTGAGCACGTCCATTTGGGTCTGGAGGCAGCCATTGGGCACGGTGCCGGTGCGGAAGGCGCAGGACTTGCAGCGTTCGTCCGGCTCACCCTCTGCGGCCAAGTACCGAATCCACGGCTCGGTGAGGCGCACCATCTGTTCACCCATGGCGCGGCCTTCCGGCGACACCCGCGCGTGGTCTTTGGTCGGGTCGCTCATGGCAGCCTCCGGAACTCCACCACCCGGTGCTCACGGCCGTGGCACGCGGTGCACAGCCAGCGAACCTGCAATGGTTTGCTGTAGTCCTCGTGGTGTCCGGTGACGCGGCCCGGTGTCGAACAACTCTCGCACGCTGGCGGGCGCACGACGTCGCCCCGCTTCACCGCATTGTTCAAGGTCTGGCGGGCGGCTACCCGCTCTGGGTGGTTTTTCCGCTTCTTGGACGATGCAGCGCGCTCGCGGGCGCGGAACTTCTCCGGGTCGGCCGCTCTGGCGCGCTGCATGTGCTCAGCGTTACGTTCTCGGGCGTTGTCACGGTTGCGCGTGCGCAGGTTGCCTTCGGAGTGACACGCCTTGCACTGAGACGCGATGCCCGCTGCGGTCTTCCCGTCCTGGTAGAACTCGCCCTCGGGGCGATAGGTCTTGCACCGCCCGCACTTCCAGTAGTTCACGCCGTCGAGCAAAACGGGCTTTTTCCTGCGCGTACCGTTCGCGGCAAGGGTCGCCGCGCGCTTGGCAAGCACTTCGGGCGGCATGGGCTTTCCTTTGGGCCAGGGCATCAGATCCTCCGAAAAGAAACGACCCACACGAACGGATTGGCGTCCCAGGAGCCGGGGCCGTTGATGGACTCCCACAGCAGTCGATAGGCGAAGCGGCAAGCGTCTGGCGGCGACACATCGCTGGTCGGGATGCCCTCCGAGATGGCATCGGCCTCACTGATGTCCTGCAGCCGCTCGACGCGCACGGAAGTGACCTCCAGCGTGATGCGGCTGGCCCAGCGGGGCATGTGGATACTGGGTCGCCAAGCGCGGCCCGGCTTCTCGCCGTCAGCTCGGTATTCGACATCCTCAATGGTCAGCGGCGGCGGGAAGTAGCCTGTGACCGGATCGTGCTCGTCCTTGAACCACCAGTGCGATTCCCGCACCCACAGCCGGTCGCCGGGCTGGCCGTAGGGGCACAGGCGGTTCCCGGGGTCAGCCACAAAGCCGGGCGTGAACCCGTCGCGCACCAGCCACCGCAGGGCCTCGCCCTTTGCCACCCGCCGGGTCTGGGTCTTGGTGCCGGCCAGGATCGCGCGCACCATAGGCGCGCTCATCAGGATGGGGCGCTCCTTCATGCTCGGCCCTCCAGGTGCTGGCGGATGGCGGCGATGGCGTCCATGAGGATTTGACGCGCCTGAAAATCGCGGCCATCAAGCGATTCATCATGGGCCTGCCCCATCTGCTCCACCGCCTGCCGCAGCAGCGCGGCCTGCGCTTCAATCTTGGCGTGCAGCCCGATGTGCGCGTCGTCCTCTGCGTAGACAAAAGAAACCCACCGCTGATCCAGCCACTGCGGGAATACGTTGGTGGCCGTTCCGTTCTTTCGCAGCGACAGCTTGAACCGGAAAGCGGCAGGGCCGTGTACTTTTTCAGCAGCCTTGATGATCTTGGCCTTCCATGCGACCTGCGCTTCATTCTCTGCCACCAAGCGGCGGATGTGTTCAATGGACTGTTCAGCGTTGTGAAGGCTTCCGTTCTTCGGCTCTGCTTGTCCAGTGATGCCGCACAGCTTCTTGGTGGTGTTGACGGTTCGCTCAACCGCAGCAGCGCACCGCAGCGCGTCGTCGTTCTTGCTCATGTGCGTGCCTCCAGGTGCTCGCCGATCAGCGCAGAGGTCTGCGTGGGGTTCCAGATTCGGATCGTGACGGCGGGTTGGGTGTTATCCCAGGGCTTCTGCCGGTCGAGCATCTGGTCGATGGTCTCTTTGGCCTGCCGCAGCAGCGCGGCCTGCGCTTCGTTCTCTGCCCGCAGTTTTTCTAGCTGCTGGAAAAGATTGATGAACGCCAGCGCGTCGTCGTTCTTGCTCATGGCTGCTCCTTGTCGTTCGACCCTGCGATATAGGTGCGCTTCTGCTCGGTCTTGGGGTCCACCGTGTACCAGCCGTGCGTGGCGTGCTCGGATAGGAAGTCGGCAATCAGCTTGCCAAGCTCGACCTGCTTCTCGCGCGTCATGCTCAAAGGGTGTTCCTCCGCGCCCATCTCGTCCGAAAGCTGCTCGTTCAAGTCCTCAAAGACTCGGCTGCCGATTTGCTCGTGCCACTCAGCCAGAAAATCAGGCACCGACTTCATCTGCGCCACGATATATTCGATTTCCTCACCGGGTTCGTGGTCGCCGTCGATCCCCCACTCCATTCCACCGACGGCCTCGCCCTCGGTGTCATAAACGGGAACGCGCTCGTCGCCTTCAAAGAAGGCCGTCCATTTCTTGCTCATGGCTGCTCCTTGGTCACAAGGCACCGATGCGGATAAGGGCCGAGTAGGGCGTACAAGGCGTTCTGCACCAGCGCGTCGGGGTCAAAATCCATTTCCTTGCCACGCATCGTTGCCCCTCGAATCGCATAACGAATGGCGAGCTTTGCGCGTTCGTAGTTCTCTGCGGTTCGCTCAATGCAGGGCGACGGAAGTTCGACGGGATCGTCTGCTCCCGGCATGTACTCGTACGGCGCGTACAACCAATGCCCTTCAGGCAGAGGCATAGAGGCGATTGAGACAGCAGAGCCGTCAGGAAGAATGGTGGGGTTGGTCATGGCTGCTCCTTGGTGGCTAATTCGGCGACAGCACGAAGGCCGTGTATATGCCCAAGATGTTTTGGTGCTTGGCTTTGCGCGTTTGTGTATGCGGCAGCTAATTCGCGGTCGCTCGGTGGCTTACGAAGTCGGCATTTCGGATCGCACATGGCTTGGCATGGCTCTTTGGCAATCGGGCAATAGTCGGGCCTCATGCTTTCCCCGTTTGATCCATCATCACGGCGCGTGCCAATGCCTCGCAGGATGGGCACGTATGTTTCACTTCGGACGCGGCGTGCATTGCGATGTAAATCCGCTCAAGAAGCTGCCACGACAGAATCACATCGCCTTTTTCCATCGTCGCGGCGTGACCAGCCCAAATCATTTCCCGCGTGACGTTCGGTGTCATGGCTGCTCCTTGGTGGCTTTGGTTCTGCGTTTCTCCAGTTGCGCCAGCCTGCGGTCAATGTCCGCCGCGCCCTTGGTCGGTCGCTTCTGGAAAAGCGCCTCGGCAGGCACTCCGTATTCGTAGGCCACCGCCATTGCCGACTTGGGAAGCTCTCGCAGCCCGTTGACGAACTCGCTGTAGTGGCTCTGCTGCATGCCCAAGACCGCAGACCATTGGCGACAGCTCAGGCCGTACTGATCCCGTCGGAACTCCATCGCTTCGATGATGGTTGGCAGTCTGCGGCTCATGGCTGCTCCTTGGTGGCTTTGGCGATGGTCGCCCGGATGCGTGTTTGCAGCACAAACTCTTGATGGCACCGCCACGGGCGGGGGAACGCCAAACGGCGAAGCTCTCGCACGCTGATGGTCTGCACTCGGCGGCGGATCATTCCCCACCTCCCAGGCTGTCAAGCTGCGCGAGGGCGGCGCGGATTTCATCCACGTTGACGCGCTGGAAGTCCGCTGAATCTTGCTCGGCAGCGATCAACGCCTCTCGCGCCACCTTCACAGCCTCGCGCCAGGGTGCGGGAATGGGCTGGGCTGGCTGGTCGTCGTACAGGCCGAGTTCTTCCTGAATCCGGGTCAGCTTCTCCATCGGGTCGGCCTGCGCTGGCGCTTCGTGGGCGGCGTTCATTCGGTCCACGATCTGCTGACCCAAAGCGCAAGCGTCCCGCCAACTTTGATTCCCTCCGTCTTCCTCTAGCACTGCAATACGCTTGTCGTTGTGATAGATCGCAGACTCGTCCACTTCGAGGCGCCACCCCTGCGGCACCTGCACCACGGCAGTCGCTGGCGCTTCGGATGCGCATGGCGTGGCAGGCGGGAGATACATCCTGAGCCAGTCGTGCATACGCTGCATTGCCTGACGCGCGTTCAAAGCCCACGAGTGCTGCAAACCATCCATTGCTGGCATTGATTGCATCAGCCACCGGGTGTGCTTCAGAAGCTCGTCCAAGCGGTTTTGTTCTTCGGGAGTCAGCGGCAACCATTCATCGGCAGTCGCTGGCGCTTCGGGTGCGGCTGCGAGCAGCGCATCCCTTGTTCTGTCGTAGAGTTCGGTCTGCCACGGCTCCAGCTTCTCGGGGTCGATCAGCATTGCCAGTGCGTACCGGGCTTTGCTGATTGCATCCTGCGGCACCTGCACCACGGCGGGCAGCGGGGCGGCGAGTAATTCAGAAGCCTGCACCTGAAGGTCGGGACGGTACGTCAGGCAAACCACCTCCATCAGCAACTGGCGCAGGTACGGCGGCTCCTGCTCACGCAGCTTTGCCAGCACTGCGGCTTCAACTTTGCGCGTCACTTCGCGGAAGTCGGTCAGCTTCGCCATGTCGGCATCTTCCATGCCGTTCTCGCTGGCCCACCATTTGTGGATCTCGTCATCGGTCAGTATCGTGTTCATGCTGCCTCGTCCGGCTTGGGTTCGGCCTGGCGCTGGTACTCGTACCGGCCCTTGATGCTGGCGCCGATGAACTTCCCCACCGACTCGGCTTTCTTCATGGCCTCGTACACCTCGGGGGGCACGCCGGTGTAGTGGTAGGTCGAGCCGGCGCCGGCCTTGAACTTCACGCCCAGGGTCTGGGTGGCCGGGCAGTAGCCGAAGGCCGACACCTGGCTGCTGTCGCACGGCTGGTAGGTGATGCTGGGGGCGATGGGGGTATCGGTGTTCATGGTGGCTCCAGTGGTTGAGAAATAGGGCACCGGGCTGCAAGGCATTGCGGCAGGGAGGAAACCTTTGCGGCAGCCCGGTGTGGCCCTTGAAAACTGTTCAGGTGGGAGGGTGGTCAGCTATGGAACTTGCCCAGCACCACCTCGCCGGCATCCAGGCCGGCGGCCTCCAGCTCCCGGCGCAGCAGCACCACGAATTCCTCGCCCATGGCCTTGTGCACCTGTTCGCGGTTGCGGTAGATCAGGCTCAGGGTCGGCTTGTCGCCGCTGGTGTCGATGCTCAGGCGCATGTGCAGTTTCTGGGGGCCCAGGCCGTCGAACAGCAACGTGTTGAGGGTGATGAACACAGGGATCACCAGACCACCGGAGGACTCGGCCTTGGCGCGCTCGAACACCGTGCCCTCGCTGGCGAGGTTGGTGACGCGGCTCTCCGCGCGCTTGGCCGTCTCAATGGTCAGGTTGCGCAGCGCACCGATGGCGGACTGCGGGACGATCTCGCCACCGTCTTCGTCCATGAAAGCGTAGAAGTCTTGCCAGTCCTCCAGGTGCGTGACCAGGCGCTCCAGGAACTCGGCCGTGACCGTGAACCCCAGGCTCTCGGACAGCATGCCCAGCTTGATGGTCGGCTTGCCGCGCGGCGCGGCAGCGGGTGCCGGTGCCGCGCGGCTGGCGGGCCGGTAGATCGTGGCCGGCTCGACCCGCTGGGCAACCTCGGTGCTGACCTGTGCCACGGCGGTGCCGGTGGCCAGCAGGTCGTCTTGCAGTTCCTCCACCGCCTTCTCGGACACCACGGTGCTGGCCGCTGCTGCAATCGCTGCCTGGGCGGCTACCTGGGCTGCGGCCTGGGCCGCGCGTTCGGCTTCCTGGCGCTGGGAGGCGGCCTCGCGCTCCAGGCGGTCGGCTTCCTCCTGGCGGATGCGCTCCCGCTCCTGCTCCAGCCGGGCATCTTCGGCGCGGCGGTGCTGGGCCTCGCGGAACTGCACCAGGGCCTCGAAGTCATCCCTCTGCTTGAGTGCGACGGTGTGCAGATCCGGGTAGAGGTGCAGCAGCTCGGGCTTGGCGTTGACGATGCGCAGGTTGCCCTCGATGCGGTCGGCAATCTCGCTGGCGGCGATCTTGGCGCGGGCCAGTTCGGTGTTCACCGCATCCTGCATGTTGTCCAGGTTGCTCTTGCCTTTGATGACGCCCCCGAAGTCGGCCGGGATGGTCGGCATGTAGGGCTTGCCTAGGCGCTGATTCAGGCCGTCGATGTGTTGGCGCAGGGCGCTGGCCGCGCCCATCACGATGGCCTCGCGGCGGTGCTCCTTCTCGGACTTCACCAGCTTTTCCAGCGCCAGGCCCTTCGCGTCGAATGCGCCGGCAATCTCGCGCACCGTGCCGATGGCGGCGTTTATGTCGCCCATCTGGCCCAGGGCCTGCTCGATGGCCAGCTTCAGCTTGCTGGCCGACTCGCGGCAGAACTTCGCATCGGCCTGCGCATCCGCGAAATCCTGGTCGGTGGTCAGTTCGGTGTTGATGGCCTCGATGTAGGCCAGTGCGGCCGGCTTGTACTGCTCCAGGTTGCAGGCGACCAGCCGGCCCTCCACCCGCATGTCGAAGACCACCGGCAGGGATGCCACGACCTTGGCCACCGCTGCAGGTGCCGGCGCCGCCGGCGGCTCGTAGGCCTCCAGGTCTTGGAAGAACTGCGCCCAGCCGGCCAGCAGTGCGGCGCGGCGCTCGGGCTTGGAGGTGTAGTAGCAGTGCACAGCGCCGTCGGCGGTGCCATCGCTGGTGACGAACAGGATGCGTTGCGCGCCCGACACCAGCAGTTGCTGCTCCAGTTGCCAGTGGTAAGCCGGGCCCGGCTCACCGTGCTGGTCAATGTGCGCGGCCACCTTGGCGTTGAACAGCTTGTGCTCGTAGCCGGTGGTGCGGTCGAAGGTCAGGCCGTCGAAGCTGGCCAGCAGGGTGATGCCGCCGACTTCGATCGTGCCGGTGACGGGGGACAGATCGTCCCCGATCATCTGTTCGGCCACGGGCCGGAACTGCGCCTCGGTGGCATGGCCGGCATCGAACCGGGCCTGCTTGCCAGCGTCGACCTCCGGCGTGATGCCGGTCTTCTTCTGGCGCATCAGGTCGGTGCGCGTCAGGTAGCCGGCAAGTTCACCTTGACCGATGAGCAGCGCAAGCAGATTGAGGCCCTGCGCGAACTGGAGGCCAAAGGCCCCGGCACCACCCCCACCACCACCGAAGGAGCATCCGAATGAAACTGCACAACGTCGTCCAAGGGAGCCCCGAGTGGCATGCCCTGCGCGCCGCACCGATGACCGGCACCGCCAGCGAGGCGGCGGCCATGATGGGCGAGAGCCCCTATGAACGTCAGCAGGTCATCGACCATCTGGCCGTTGCGGATGGCGGCGTTCCAGCCGGCCAGCTTCTTGGCGAAGGCGTCATCGGCCAGGGTGGGCAGGGCCTGCGGTTCGGGCGCCTGGCGGCCCGGGGCAATCTCGCCCGTTGTCGGGTCCACGGCCTCCGGCGCCACGGTCACGAAGTCACCTTCAATGACGGCGCCGATGCCGGCCTCGGCGGCATGAGACACGGTGATGGCGTTGGAGAGCTCAATGCTCGACGGCATGTACTTGAGCACTTGCAGCAGCGCGACCTTGCGCGCATACATCTCAAAGTTGCTCTCGCTGGCCAGGGCGTAGTGCCGGCCGCCGACCTTGTTGTATTGCTGGAGGTGCTTCTCCACCTTGCTGCGGGTCCACACTTCGATCACCGGCATCTGTGCGTCCTTCACGCGGCCGATGGCGTAGACATGCGTGAACTTGCCGTCGCCGTCTTCGGGGCGGTGCCGGCAGAACGGCTCGTCGCCAAACTGATACTCAAAGTGGTCGCCAGGGAAGACCACACCGGTCCAGACCGTGGCGCGGCCGGAGCGCGACACCAGATCCACCAGACCCTTCCAGCCCGGCACGAACGTGCATGTGCCCTTGTAGGGGATCAGGTAGCCCTGGCCATTGATGCCCGGTTCCAGCCCAAGCTGGGTGGCCGTCATCAGGCTGGCCAGGATGCTCTCGGTGCGGCAAGCCTGCAGATCCTTGTTGGTGCTGAACGCGGTCAGTGCCAGGCGGGCCATGCGGTCCACGCTCATGTGACGCGGCAGCGCCAGCGCCATCTGGGGCTTCATGCGCTCCAGCGTCTTGGAGAAGGCCGCGACCGGCGAGGCCGTTGCGGTCGTGTTCAGTTCGGTGCTCATCGTTGTGTCCTCAGTGGTGGTTTTCAGTACCCGCGAAAGGTGAGCGTCCACGCCTTGCGGATGGCGTTGACGACGGTGAAGCCGCGATTGCGGTAGTGGAGGTAGTGACGGATCAGGGTGCTCACCGTGCAGATCCGACGGGGGCGGCCAGCAGCCACTTGTTGCCCAGGCCGCGCAGGGAGCGCGCCCATGCACGGATGTTGTGACGCGCCTGCTTGGGCGGCACCATGTCGTGACAGAACAGGCGGCGTGCTTGCCGCAGTCGTGCGGTGTTCATGCTTTCTTCCTTCCAAAGATCCGCTCAATGAGCGTGGGTTGAGCCGGCTCCAGCGAGAGCGCGGCGGGTTCGGTGGGCACGGTGTCCTGGAACTCAGGCAGCCCGAACTCGGTGGCCAGCAGGAAAGCGCTGTCGCGCTCGGTGTGCTCGACCTTCTCCATGCCGGGGTAGCGGTCAGGCCGCTTGATGAGGCGTGTCATGGATGACCTCCTGGGTGTTGGCCCGGGCCTGCGCTTCGCGCTGCATCTGCACGCGGGCGATCTCGTCGCAGTCGTTGATGCAGGCGTTGACCTGCTGCCACATGCCGGCGCCGAAGCTGGCGCCGTACTGGCTGCGCAGCTTCTTCAGCAGGAAGCCGGCGCCGATGGCGACTCGCTCAACGTGCAGGGCGCGCTGGGCCTTGGTCTTGTTAGGCATTGCGCCCCCCGGTGGCGTCATCAATGGTCTTGACCTCGCGGGCGATGGCCGCCTGCAGCTCGGCGCCAGATTCCTTGTGTGCCTTCACGGCCAGATCAGCGGCGCAGAGCTCGGCGTCGGTGAAGTCAGCGGGCCAGCGGCGCGCAGCCTGGTGCACCTGCGAGGCCGGCGGGGCGAACGGCGCGAGGGCCGCTGCGATGTTCGGGTGGATGCTCATGGGCGACTCCAGTTAGGTTCTGGAGTCAATTACACATCATGTGAACCAAATCGTCAACACAGTGTGTAGGAAATCGACGGCCGGCCGCACTTAGGCAACAAAAAACCGCCTCGATGGGCGGCTTAAAGAGGTGGCGCTGAGGTCAGTCTGCGCAGTAGGTCCGCTTGAACCCGTACTGGTCAAACGGGTTCTCGTCGTAAAGGCATCTGCAAGCTACGCCGATGACGTGAGCCGACTGCTGGTGCGTTGTGCCTGCTGCTTTTTTGAGGGTGCACTGCGCGCCGTCGCTGTATGACAGCAGGCCTTTGCCAGAGCCTTTGACCACGCCCTTGAATTGGGACGGATGCTCACGCGCGCACGCTTGGTAGGCTGCCTGGAAAACTGCTTGGTTGGTCGAGCCCGGCAGCTTTTCGAGGAGGCAGTGGGCATAGGTCTGCGCTTGAGCCTTCAGGCCGGCGGCAAGCATCAGCAGACCGATCGCTGCACCCTTTTTCATTCCGGCACCCACTTTCCAATGACGACGCCGATGATGGTGGCGTTTCCGTTGATCTCAACGTAGCGCGGCGTCCACTCTGGGTTCAGCGCCTTGAGCATCTTCCTGCCATCTTCAACCAGGAGCTGCTTGAACGTCGCTTCGTGTTGGTCTTCCAGGCGGACGATCACCCGGTCGCCTGGGTTGGCGTGACGGTCTGGATCGACAAAGATGATGTCGCCATTCGAGTAGCTGGGCCGGCCGCCTGGGTTGTACATGCTGTCGCCACGGACGCGCAAGCAGTACGCCCTCGGTCCAGCGCGGACCGGACATGGGAGCCATTCTTCCGCGTCACCCGGCAGGTAGGGGTCCGAGAGCTCAGACCACGCGCCTGCTTGAACCCATGAAATCAGCGGGAGGCCGCGCTGGGCCGGCACGTATTCCACCAATGGTTCGCTGGCCGTCTTTTGCGCTGCTACGCCGACCTGCAGCGCGAGGCGTGCGTATTCGTCGGTGGGTTCGCGCAGGAGGATTTTCCCTTTGCCCGATGTGATGAAGGCGGGGTTGATCCCCAGCTTCTCGTTGAGCTTGACGATTCCCTGCTGCGACACCCCGCGAGAACGCCAGTTGGTCACGGTCTGCTGGGTTTCGCCAAGTAGATCAGCGACTTCCTTTGGGGTTACGTCCCCGGAAAGAGTTGCCTCCTGTGCTGCCAAGAGCATGCGCCTGAAGGTTTCGTGCATAGGCGAATTGTTCAACAACCCGTGAACACACGCCGTTGACGAATGGCTACACATAGTGTGTAATGGCGTGATGGAAACGCTTAAACACTATGTCGCCGAGCACGGCCTTACGCCGCTTGCCCGCTCCCTTGATGTGTCGGTCCAGCGCCTGGCGAACTGGCTGGACCGGGGTGTCCCCATCGATATGTGTGCGGCAGTCGAGCGTTGCACCAACGGGGCTGTGTCGCGCAAGAGCCTGCGCCCCGATGACTGGCACCTCATCTGGCCGGAGCTTGCCAGCGCAGCGGCGCGTCGAGCCAGTCGACCCGGCACCACCGCCTGACCGATCCATCAGCCCGAACGGAGAACAGACGATGAGCCTGCCGCTGATCGACTTTCGCGGGAAGGTCACGCCGGAGACGGATGCCGTGCTGGAGGCCATCCAGCGCACCACCGGCCGTGACAAGTCCGAAATCGCCCGAGAGTGGATGCACACGATTGCCCTTCGTGAAATCAGTGCCGCCAGTGAACTCCAGAAGATCCTGGCGCGCGAGGGAATCGCGGCGCCCCAGCAGGGAGGCTCAGGGAAATGACAGCCCCGCGCACCTCCACCGCAGAGCAGGACGGCGCGGCCCAGCCCATGCGCGGCCTGTCCGCCCGGGCCCAGGCGCTGCTGAAGCCCAGGGCTTTCGTCGTGTTCAGCAAGGCCACCCCGGCGAAGAAATCCCCACCACTGGAGCCAGCGACCATGAACGCATTTCAGCGTGCTGCTGCGCGCGACCCCGACCAACCGTCGGCCTTCTGCCAGGACTTCCGGTTCCACACGGCCGGCTACGCCAAGTGGCTGCGCATGGCGCCGACCCTGCGCCCCTCGTGGCCCGAGTACCGCGATGCCCAGATCAAGGCCGAGGCCAAGCCCGACAAGCCCCGCAAGAACGGCCATGGCGAGACGCCCCTGGGCCCGCTGTCCAAGCGCAGCGCCAAGGACTACGCCGAGCGCCAAGCGAAGTGGCACCCGAGTCGGAAGGAGGTCGCAGCATGAACTGCAAGACTGGAGACATTGCCGTCATCAAGGCAGGCCTGGGCCTCTACAGCGGCCACCTGGTCACGGTGGAGCAACTGGCAGGTGAGCACCCCCGATACCCGCGACTGGGGGTCATGTGGTTCGTGCGGCCCATCGGTTTTGCCCCGTTTGACTGCACGCTCAACGAGCGGGGTCTGTTCCTCCTGCCCGATGGCCTGCTGCGCCCGATCCGCGACCCGGGTGATGATGCCGTGGACGAAATGGTGCTGCGCGCCGGGCGGCCGGATGGGGTGGCCGCATGATCCAGACCGCCATCGACTTCGACGCGGCCGAGCGCCGCGCCACCACCGGCATGCGCCGAGCTGCAGACCATGCCGACCGCGTTGAGCCCGGCTGGACCGAGCGCGCGGTGGAGGCCCTGCGCCAGTTCGCCAAGGAACAGAGCAAGCCGTTCACCATTGAGGCCGCCCGCGAGGCCATCGCCAGCAAGGTGCCGCAGCCGCCGGAGGCCCGCGCCTGGGGCGCCGTGACCAGGACCGCCCGGGCCCGCGATTACATCGCCCCGGCCGGCGTTGCGCTGCCGGCCGCATCCAGCAATGGCTCCCTCAAACCCGGGTGGCGTGCGGGGTCGGCAGCATGAGGTTCGGAAGTGTCTGCAGCGGCATCGAGGCTGCCAGCGTGGCGTGGCACCCGCTGGGGTGGTCGGCCGCGTGGCTGGCCGAGATTGAGCCCTTTCCGAGCGCGGTGCTGGCCTACCACTACCCCGACGTGCCGAACCTGGGCGACATGAGCACCTTGCCCGCCCGCATTCAGGCCGGCGAGGTGGAAGCCCCCGACGTCTTCTGTGGCGGCACCCCGTGCCAGGCGTTCTCCGTGGCCGGCTTGCGCCGTTCCCTCAACGACGCCCGCGGCAACCTGTCCCTGACCTTCTGCGAGATTGCTGATGCCATCGACACAGTTCGATCTGTTCGCGGAGCTCCCCCCGCCATCGTCTTCTGGGAAAACGTCCCCGGAGTTCTCAACACCCCCGACAACGCTTTCGGCTGCTTTCTGGCAGGACTTGCCGGCGAAGATGATCCGCTGGAGCCGCCAGGGGGCAAGTGGACGAACTCAGGTGCTGTGCTTGGACCCGTCCGAGCAGTGGCGTGGCGGACGCTCGACGCCCAATACTTCGGAGTGGCCCAACGCCGCCGCCGTGTGTTCGTTGTCGCAAGTGCTCGAACAGGGTTCGATCCCCGAGCGGTTCTTTTTGAGTTCGACGGCGTGCGCCGGGATACTGCGCCGAGCCGAGAAGCGCGGCAAGGATCTGCCGCCGGCACTCTTCGCAGCACTGACGGCGGTAGCGACGTCGACCACGCCCGGGCCGGACACGTCCAACCCTACGAGGTAGCGAACTGCCTGACGGCGCGGATGCACAAGGGCATCAACAGCACGCTGGACGAGGGCCAGACGCCGGTGGTGACCCACAGCCCGCGCGGCGAGGGCTTCGACGCCAGCGAGGACGGAACGGGCCGGGGCACGCCTCTGGTGCCGGTGGCCTACACCACCAAGCTGCACAACACCCCCAGCAACCAAGCCGGCAAGGTCTACGAGGAATACGCCACCAGTCTGGACGCCAACAGCCCGCCGCCGGCGGTGTTCCAGCCGGTCGCCTTCGACACCACCCAGGTGACGAGCGCCACCAACCGCAGCAACCCCCAGCCCGGCGACCCATGCCACCCGCTGGCCGCCGGAGCTCATGCGCCGGCCATCGCCTTCCCCGCCAACCTGTCCGGCACCCAGCACGCCAGCACCGAGAACCTGGCGCCGGCCATGGGGGCGAAGAACCCGACGGCGGTGGCTGTGGCCCTACGAGGCCGTGAAGGTGGAGCGACTGCAGAGCTGGGCGACGAGGTGCAAAACTGCCTGCGCGCATCAAGCGGTGGCGGCGACAAGCCGCACGTTCTGGCCGCCATGCAAGTGCGCCGCCTGACCCCCCGCGAGTGCGAGCGCCTGCAGGGCTTCCCCGACGACTACACCGCTATCCCTTGGCGCGGCAAGCCGGCCGACCAGTGCCCGGACGGCCCAAGGTACAAGGCCCTGGGCAACTCGTGGGCCGTGCCGGTGGTGGCCTGGATCGGCCGCCGAATCGACGCCGCTGCGCGGCCTGCCATGGAGGTCGCCGCGTGAAGTTCTACAAGCGTTTTCCCGGCGACATAACCATCAAGACCGGCGACCTGTCACTGGTCGAGTTCGGCGCCTACGACCGGCTGCTGGATCACTACTACTCCAAGGAAAAGCCGATTGAGCCGGATCGCGTCTACACCGTGGCCCGATGCCAGAGCGCAACCGACCGCCGCGCCGTGGACCGCGTGCTTGCTGAGTTCTGGACGTTGACGCCCGCCGGCTGGGTGCAGGAGCGGGCCGTGGAAATGATCGCGGAGGCCCTGCCCAGGATCGCTGCCGCCAAAGCCAACGGGAAGCTGGGCGGCCGCCCGAAAGGCTCAAAGAAAAAACCCACTGGGTTTTCTGAGGAAACCCAAGCCTTCGATTCTGGAAAAGGCAGCCAGAGCCAGAGTTATTCCGTTACTACCGTAACGGGCGGCACGGAGCCGCCAAGCGACCGCGACCTGCTGTTCTCCAACGGGGTGCCGCTGTTGACGGCTGCGGGTGTCGCTGAGAAGAACGCCCGCTCCATGCTGGCCGGCCTGGCGAAGCAGCACGGGGATGCGGCCGTGGTCAAAGCCCTGGCCGATTGCGCCCATGAGCGCCCGGTGCAGCCGGTGTCATGGCTGCAGGCCCGGCTCAAGTCCTACCCCACCGGCACGTCCGCCGCCGGCGGCAACCGCCAC